TAACCATTTCCGATAGCTTCATTCTTAATACACTGCTGGAACATTTTAGAACCACCTTTACCGGTATAAAGAACAATATTTTTGTTACTCAAATCAATATCGTTACGAACTTCAAAGATACGAGAAAGAATCATATCAATAAGCTCGATAGTCATGAATGAGTATTCAAAGTAGTTACCGAATGCGATAAGAATATCACGAACACCAGCACCACGAGGAATAGGTTTGTTTGAATGTTTTTCTTGATTGTGAATAACACCGTTAATATCACGGTTGTAAGCAGAGAACCACAAATCCTCTTCTAACAAACGTCTACGCATGAACTCAAACTGACGCATTTCATAAGGCATCCAAAGAGTACCTTTAGAACCATCATCATAATCAAGTTCAAACTCGGTTACAATATTAGCAATGTTACCGGTAATAATTTTGGAGAATCTATGGAAACCAAATTGGTTAGTCATTTCACTCCAAGATTCAGCAGTAGAACGAGAACCAGTAGATAATTCACCGGCAATCGTAGGAGCACCCATACCCCAATATTTACCTCTCTCAAAATTGCTGAGATCAATAAACTCATCAGGATTACCACCAAGGATAATCATTTCATAGATATATCCACCGGAAGCAGTCTGCTCACCATCGGTCTGCATACGAACCATGTGCTTTCCGTCAGGAGTAATAGCAGAATACTGATAAGGAATCCAGTTATCTTGGAACTCCGCTTTGAAAGACATAAACCCTTTACCGGGGGTTTGAGTAGGCGTAATCAAACGCACAATCGGGGAAGTGACAGTAGGTTTCCCCATAATCTTCCACTTATACTGAGTATCACCAGCATTAATAGGTTTCTTACGAGAGATATTCCCTTGACCTTCTGTAAGAGAAAGAAGAGGGAATTGATTACTGTTCCTACCCCAAAGATAAGTAAGAGACTTATTCAAATCGACAGCACCAAGAACATTAAAGTTCAATAGCATATCGGCATCAGAGTAAACCTCTTTGGAATACTGTTTTTTTCCAATTTCTCTAAGCATAGTTACGATAATTATTTATTTGAATCAATAATACCACCCGGAACAATAGGACGTCTATTAGGATTAACTTTAGTACCGCCACCTTGAGTGGATACCTTAACTTTAGGTTTACCACTAGAAGTAATATTCAAACGACGAACAGCTTCTTGTCGTATAGATGCAGCAGCTAACTGACTAATATCAGCACCTAATAAGTTACGAAGTGCTACCATAGCGAACGTTTCATTATCAGCAAGCATATCAAAAACATCTTTCTGAGCTTGCGTATAGAAATCACCATTAACTTCAACAACAGGAGCTGTTAAATACTTGACAATATCTTTACGAGAAAGAATTTGCTCTTTACCATTAACAGTTCTTTTAACGCCTGCTGTTGGAATTGCAAGACCTCCGATAGTACCTTTATTAACGATCTTATCGTATAAAGAATCAGGAACGTTAAGCACTTTAGCTTTACCATTCTCATCATAGGTAATACCGTAGGCTTTATCAAGAGCCTCTTGAGCAGCTTGATATTCGGCTTCTTGCCTAGCATTTGCGGCTTCAATCTCACGTCTCTGAGCATTGGCAAGATAATCAAGACTTTCTTTAGCAGTTTCAGCTAATACTTTATCAGCTTTAGAAAAACGAATAATACGTTCGATTTGAGCATCAGAAGTACCTTTGCGTTTTTCAGCAGAACGAATAACAGCTTCTAACTGATCATCTGATTTATCTTCAAGAGTCATTGTAGTCCAATCAACATGATTAGCAAAACCCTCAAGAGAACCATACGTTTGTTTGTAAAGAGCAGCTTGATAAATATCCGGATTAGTACGGAAGAAATTGTTGATAGCTTCACTTTCAGCTTGACGTTTAGCAAGCTCTGCAATATCAGCATCACGTTGAGCAAGACCTTCAACAGTCATTTCATATTGCTTAGGAGTACCATCAGTGTTTACCGGAGTTAAACCAGAAATAGCAGAAATAGCAGAAACATCTATAGTTTCTTCTTGAGTTTCAGCAGCAGCAAACTCATCTAACTGAGCTTTAGTGTAAACAATCTCTCCATCTTTAACGGCATTACCGTCAGCATCAAGATCATACTCAACATCACCGTCATCGGTAGTAAGAACAATCTTAGTAGGAGTTTCAGTTTCAGTTTCAGTTTTTTGAGTAGCAGTTTTAGCAGCTTCTTCTTCAGCTTTACGCTTAGCTTCTTCATTTTCTGCTTTCTTACGTTCTTCTTCTGCTTTAGCAACTTCTTCTGCTTCTTTAGCAGCTTTAGCAGCTTGTTCAGCAGCTATCTCTTCCGCAGTTTTAGTAGTATTACTATCAGTAACACCACCGGGAACAATAGGATTTGGCATAATGTTTTATCTTTTATAAATTAAGTTATAACAGTGACAAATGTAATAATAATATATGTATTAAAAATGGCATTAGAAATATTATTAGAAACAGCATTAGTACCGCCTATCACACGACTCTCTGAAATTTCAATTAATTTATGCCATTTTAAGGCCCAAATGAAGACCTCTGACGAACCCAAATTTCAGTCGATATAGTTGTTCGATTCGACAAAAATAAGAGCCTAAATTAAGACTTTCGTGGCTTATTGGCGTTAATACGATTCATGCGCTTTTGTTCCTCAAACTTGGCACGTTCCAGATTAGCTCTATCAATATCTAAGTTTAACTTAGTCATTTTAAGATAATCATCAAGAGTACCACTATTAGATTCATCTTCACTAATGTAATCATTACCATTCTTATCTACTTGAAGTTTAGCATCAGTAATAATAATATTAGTAAGATTAGTATCAGCAGCAATAGCTTCTTTAGAATCACGATCAAGTTGAGCTTGTTCAGCTTCAAATTTACGTTGAGCTTCTGCATTAGCAGCACGAGTTTGTTCAATCTCAGCATCCCACTTCTTCTGAATCTCTTCTTTTTGAAGTTCAAATTGACGTTGAGCTTCGGCAGCTTCTTTAATATATTTGCGTAAAGAAGCAACGTTATGATTACAAACAGCCTCAGCAGCTACATCGTAATTTCCATTTTGAGCAGCACCAAAAGCAATTTCCTCAAGCTTACGTACTTGTTCATTAAGTTCAGCAGAGTTACCAACAAAGATACCTAAATTAGAATTAACAAAGTCAGTACCATTTACACGAACTTGAACAATCTCATTGGTATTAGGATCTACATAAGAACCTTCATAGCCATCAACCCAAGCAATTTTAGCAGCATCAAGATTAGCCATCATATCACGAGAGCGGAAGCAATCAAAGATTTTAAGTGACCACACAGATCCCATTAGAGCCTGATTAAGTCCCATCTCAGTAACAGCTTTACCAGCACGAGCTTGAATATCTCCTGCACGTTGATCGTTCATATTAGCAAGTTCATATGCTTCTTGCTTAATAGACTGCTTAATCTGATTAATAGTTGTAAGATAATTAATCATTGTAGTATTAGCGATCTCTTTAATAGCTTGAAGTGATGCTTGTTGCTTAGCTATTTCACTATCATCAAATACAAGAGTACCATCTCGATTAGCTGCATCAAGACGCTCTTCCATAGTCATATCTTTAGTATCAGCTAAGAAACTTTCAGGTATCAATAGCCATGATCGGAATTTACTAATAGTGCGTTCCTCAACTAAAGTATAAAGACGATAAAGAGCAAGATAAGGTAATAAGCGATAAGGAATAGGTTTAGGATTATTAAGAAGCATCAAACGACTTAAACCATTATAAGGTAATTTACAATGATTAAGATTATTCACTTCTTCACGTTGAACAATGATAGGTTGAGATTTAGTATATACACCCCAATCTTTATCACCAAAACGATAAGCTTCCCAACATTGAAGAACCCAAGTATATTCAATATCAATATCACCAAGAGTAGTATCTAAGACATAATCTTCATCAACAATCTTTTGCTCAATCTCACCATAAGCATTAGTGTAAGTAAGAACACCACGCTTCATAGGAACCTTAAAAACACAATGACGAGCTTTGAGGACCCCGGTAGAGGGCAAGGAGTGGTACGGAGCAGTATTCTGCGCATCAATCGTAGGATTAAAAGCAATCTCACGAGAACGAAGCATAACAGGAGTGACTGTATATTCACCCGTACTTTCATGATTATGAATTATATCTTTGATATAAGCAATATCTCTTTTAGAAAGAACTTCTTGATATTCACCAATTATATCATTGATGTTAATATCAAACTCTCGCATCCCATAATCATCATCTTCAACAAAAAGATTACCACTATCAATTCGATAATACTCAAGAGGAGAAATAATTTCAAAAATAACATCATTGTATCTTACATCACGATAAGAATAAACGCTTTCAGTACAGAACCAATAATAGAAAGCTTGAATATATTTCTCATTAGCTTTAATAAGGGAATTAAGAAGATTAAGAGTTTTCTGACCACGATCAGCTTCTTCATCAATCCAATCCTTAGCAGCTTGTTTCATAAAGTCTTCAGCAGATGGAAGATCTTTAGAAGGCTCACCGGTTTGAACACCGTTAGTATTCATGATGTTTATAAATTGCTGACGAAGAAGACCATCAAGAGCAACACGAAGATCAGCGTTACGTCTAGTGACAACATCAATATCAGCATTATAAATTTGGTAGTTATTATAGGTGTTAATGAACTCTCCTATATATTTCTCTTTAATAGGAGTAATAAAATCAACATCTCTAATCTTACCAGGCAAATCTTCTTTTCTACCATTAACGGAGTTGTAGGTCGCCATTACATACTTGTAAGTAGATTCATCTACAATTCCATTTGCAGCGTCAAGAAAGGCTTTAATATCTGCTTTATCATTATTAGAATGAGCAGTAGCAATAACCCAATCACACATAGCCTTAGTCCAAACAGCTCCACGCTTAGTAGCTTCCGAAGCAAAAACATCAGGCTTTTCTAAAGAATTAGGAATCTTAGAAGCATCCATTTAACGACGATTTAAACGATTTGCAATACGTCTGTCATTATTCTCTGTATTACCTTCAACAAGACGCTTAGTATTTAAAGAGTCTGCAAGAAAGACATACATAGCAACAATAGCAGCACTAATATGGTCGAAGTTACCCTCAGCAGTAAATCTCTGACACTCTAGAAGCAATCGAACACTACTAATAGACTTAAGTCTACGAATAGGTTTACCATCAGCAGTATATGAAAGAGGTTCATAAATAAACTCCTTTAGCATACGAAGACCATTATATTTCTTATCACCATCACCAATTACAATACCATAATCATTATTGTTAGGATTAGTCAATTTACGAGTATTGGCATTGGTTGGGTCAAGCATTAAGTAACGTCTAAGTTTATATTTAATGAAGTTAGAAACAGTCTCACCAGTACCAGCTTCCGGACAACATTCAGCATTATACATAAGACACATACCCATAGTGACTATATCATTTTGCTCCATTGTGTCCAAACGTCCTATATATTCGCATACAAGCAGTTTTTGATTTGGATATGGAGTAATAGTATTACTACGCATCCATACTTGTGCAGAATAAAGAGAATGTTTATCTGTTACGTCTTTTTGAGCCTTATCTACCTTATACGCATCCACACTAACAAAATATAAATCTTTAGGCACTTCACCATTTACTAAGAACGGACGATAGTACATTCTAACGCAACCGTGAGTATCATCACGAGAACCATGCGGAACTTGATTAACAAACTCATGGAATCTACCTTTACCAAATATATCACGTTTAATACATTCAGCTTTTGGTATAAATTCAGCTTTATTAGAATTACCTAAATCATTAACGACAATCCAACCATCTTGAAAGAATCTAGTAGCATTATCATTAATTAAATCTGAAACATGTAGATTAAGTTCAGGAGAAGCGAACATATTCTCTGTTGTATTAATGAACGCTTCGGCAGGAGTATTAGCACGTTGGGCTTTATAGATTATATGAGTTTCACTATCATTATTATGAAAGTGATTCTCTTTATCTTGTTTATCCCAAGCATAAGCAGTGAATATAACTGAATTACCACGTTCAACATAAGGTTCACAATCCCATACTTGTGGAAAGAAGAAACCACATACTTCATGACGTTTATTAATATCCCAAACGTTTTCCATGCAAAGCATCTTATTCATTTTGGGATTATAAAAGGCTTTACTAAATGCAGCCCAGTTAGCACCTTTAGTACCACCTGTACCATAAACTCGAATAGTACCAACAGATATAGCACCAGATTCTGTATTAGATAAAGTAACGTCAAGAGCTTTTTGGAGGTTAGGACACTTACCAGCTTCCTCGAAATCAATCTCAATAGCTTTCTTACCTACAGCAGCAGATTCATTCTTACCAATAGCAACGCTATAAAGATTAGAAAGCCAACCGAAGTTTTTAAGACCTTTAGTTGATACACGATAACCCATCAGTATATCATCAATAGCTTCTGAAATATAACCTCTTTTCCAAAACGTATGTTCCTCAAAATGATCAAGACATTTCTTAGCCATAAACGTAGTAGCACCTTTATCTGTAAGATAAGCTAATTGGTCAGCAGCAAGAGTTACCGTAACATTCGGAAATAAGTTAATTGTATTTGCAGCTTGACTACCACGTTTATATGAGAAACCTTTACGACGAGCTTTAGCCTTAGTAAGATGAAACTTATTATTAGCAATAAACTCATCTATTTTGAAGTTCCAATAGTCACCATCCCAATAACGAGGAAAACCCATAACAGTCTCAACGTGTTCAGCACCTTCACGTTTAAGTCTTGCACGTTCTTTATCATTAGGTGTACGTTCAATACGACCGTAATTAAGATAAGTATAATGCGCACCAGTTATACGTAAAGGTTGAAGTAAACTTTCACGTTCCTCATCAGTAGTATTAGCATCAAAGAACTTAGGAATATCTTTATAATAAAGTTTAGCTTTAATAAAAACACCTTTCTTACGACGAGATGTTTCTCTTTGCCAAAATGATTCATAAGCCGGAGTACTAGGGTCATAATCACAATACGTACCATATTCATCAAAAGTATCAGCAGCTTTAGAAAGTCTTTCTATATTAATAACAATGAAATCAATATTCATAAGAATACCACCAGAGTTACCAATAAGAAAATCATTATCCGGATCATATAAAGGTTTATTAGTAATATAACTAATACCTTCAGATGCTTTCGGATATTTACTTTTATCTTCACAGAGATAATCTATAAAAGGAATATCTCCACGTTTATAGCCCCACTTATTCTCAGGAGCAGCATTGATGCCATCACAGCTATTTTTCCAATAAGCATGAATAAACATAAAGTTATCAATAGCATCTTGTGAAAACTCATATTTACTATTCATAGCTTAATCAATCATATCTATTCCACCACCAACACCATTATCTATATTGTTATGCACATCCATTGAAGCAGCAAGCTCTTTACCACCACGAACAATAGTTTTCTTGAGTTTAGACTTAACGTAATTATCTTCCGCTTCTTTAAGTTCAGCAATAAGTTTAGGTAAGTCTTTACCCATCTTCGTAATCTCACGCATATAACCGAGCATACCACCGATCTCTTCTTTAGTAAAAGAGTCTTTCTTTAGGTCATTACGAAGATTCTTATTCATAACAGCCATAAGATCTTTACCAGCTTGAAGAGCATTAACAGTTTCAAAGAACATCTGTCCAACATAATTGATATTATGCTCAATAAGCCAATTGATAGCTTCAATCATATCTTTAGTTGGTCTAAAGTCTGAATTAAGTTGAGCAACTTCAATAGCATAATCAAAAGCCTTTTGATCTTTTAAACCATTACGATGAATATATCCGTCTTCATCAGCATAACAATCAATAAACTTAAATATTTTATACATAAGCTCTCTATCATTATGCCAATCATTATATATCTTAGCAAGAACAGGA